CAAGAGTATGTATCATGGAAGTTACCTAAAAACTGGCATGTTATCTTGACTACTAATCCTGATAATGGTGACTATAATGTAACTACATTAGACGTTGCGCAGAAGACTCGCTTTATTTCGGTAGAGCTTAAGTTTGATGTAGATGTATGGGCTAAATGGGCAGAGCAAGCAGGTATTGACGGTCGTTGTATTAACTTTATGTTGATGCACCCAGAGAGTGTTACACAACGAATTAATCCGAGATCTGTAACTACATTCTTTAATGCTATTAGTTCTATTGAGAAATTTGAAGCAGAGTTACCTCTTATTCAAATGATTGGTGAAGGTTCGGTAGGAGCAGATTTTGCTGCACTATTCGTAATGTTTATCAACAACAAACTTGACAGAATTATTAGTCCTGTTGACACACTTACTAAAGATGAGGCCTATGTAATTGGTGCTCTTCGTAGTGCTGTTGGTGAAGGAGATGATTTCCGTGCAGATATTGCTAGTGTAATGGCTACTCGTTTAGCTAATTTTTCTTTAGTATATTCTAAAACAAATCCTATCAGTGATGATATCGTTAATCGTTTGGTGAAATTGACCACTGATTGTGAGTCCTTTACTAATGATTTACAATATTTCTTAGTGAAAGAAATTGTAAACGGAAACAAAAGTAAGTTTGCCAAATTGATGCTTAATTCTCAAGTAGTAAAAATGGCTATTAGTTAACCTTAAATTATTTAAAATGCGTATACTAAAAATACATATTAGCACAAATAATGATGCTACAAGAATTATAGGAATAGATTTAAATTTTAGAGAAATTTTTGGCGATAATTTTGAACCACAATCTTTAAGAAAAAATTACGTTCCAGGAAGAAATGATAAGTTATACTTTCTTCCTGGTGTAAATATTCCAAGAGTTAAATTAAAAAATCTTGCTACTGAGTACAATATTAAAACTGTAAGAGATGTAGAAGATGCTACTCACATTTTTGCAGGTAAAGATACAAGCAGTAAGATTGGGGAAATTCAGTGGGATTATCAATTAGATAGAATAGCTGTAGAAAATTTTATAACGCTAGCTAAAGAAGATATTGATTCTTACGATTTTGATAAACTTGAGCTAGCATTAGCTAGTTACACAGAAGACTATGTGTATTGTAGCTATCATACTAGACGTCTAATTTTAGGTTTTGATAGTAATCTACCTTGTAAAGCTAATCTACAATTTCAACAAAATTTACTTAAACTACAGTATAATGGTTCTGATAGAGTAACTGCTATTAAATCAGATTACGAAAAGTTATACACTTATGTATCTCAATGTGATCTTTATAGTGAAACTGCTTTGCTAGCACATGTAAATGGTGATGACGCTGTGATTATTGATTACACAGTGTTTGAGCAATTAAGAACTATGTTACAAAGTAGTGATGATGATAATGCAACTTTGGCCTTAGAAATTATGGCCAATTGTAATTATTCTGATAGTTTGTTGTATTTAGAAATGTTGTTTAAAGACTGTGCTCATCGAATTTCTAATTGTAGTGCTAAAAAGCATGTAAATTTCAAGTCTTTACTTAGTTATCTAAACAAAAACAGTAGACATCTTGATACTAGTTTAGATGAAATTATTCGTTCTTTAATGTCTAAAAATGTCTTAACTCAAGATAAACTAGATGTATTGATTAACAGATACAGCGAAGAATTGAAACATTACGGTAGTACTAACTTTTTTAAAGTAAAAACTTTTACAATGAGTACAGAAGTACTAGAATTGCTAAACAGTAATTACTCTAATCAAGTTACAGAGGATTTTGTACCAGCAGAAATCGAGACAGTAGAGGAAATAGAACAAGTGGAAGAGGAAGAGACTTCAGCAGTAGTAACAGAACAAGAGCAAGAAGCCTCAGACGGTTTTTCTTGGTTCTAATTTAAGAGGAGGGTTGATATGGTGAGTAGGCTTCAGTTAGAGTTTCCAGAATTCATAACGCATATACCACAAAGTAGAAAAATTTGGGTTAAAATTGGTTATAATAAAATCCATGCATCCGTGCATTTTGCAACAAGAGCAGCCCTAGTGGCTGCTATGCACGGTTACATAGAAAAACATATACCTGAAAACTTAACAATTCAAGGTCCAATAGAGACTAAACTAATAGTATATGCTCCAGTGAATTATGGTGCTATGAAAATGATTCAAAACAAGTTGACAGGTAAGAGACAAATTAGTTGGAAACCTGCAGCTGCAAACTATAAACCCAATTGGGATATAGGTAATTTAGCATTAGTCTGGCTTAAGTGCTTAGACGATGTTATTATTAAGAAGGGTATTCTCCCTGACGATACAGTAGAATTTATTAGAAAAACTTCTTATGAATTTGTACCTGTAAAAGATCTAAAAGACAGAAAATTAGTTTACGAATTAACAACTTTAAAAACAAATGGATTATAGAGACATCAAAGCTCTAAACCAAAGTACTCTAAAGAAAATACTTACGAGCCCTCAATCTTTTTTACAAGCAGTGAAGAAGATGGAGAGTCGTGAGATATCTACTGAAGAGCATTTTGTTTTAGGAAGTGCTATTGACTTAATGTTGACAAGCACGAGAGAAGAATTTAATGAAAAGTTTGCCATTGTACCAGATGACATGGGAGTAACTGATGCAGTAAAAGTTATCTTAGATAATGTTTATGCTGAATTAGAAGAACTTGCTGTAGATTTAGATGCATGGGAAGAACAAAGAGATATTATTTTAAAACATGTGAAGTTTCAAAACTACCAGGGTAATTGGAAAGATGATACTAGAATTGATGCTATTATTAAAGCAGGTGTCAAGTATATGGCTATTAAAGTATTATCTGAAGGTAAGACTCCTATCACACAAAGTGATTATGCTAAAGCTACTAATTGTACCATGGCACTACGAGGAGATCATTTTACTGCACCTTATTGCACTAAAAAATCTACTGATACATTTCAAATTATTGATAAATTTATTGTAGCTTTTGAGCATAAACTTTTAAATTTTAAGGGTGAATTAGATAGAGTTATTATTGATCACAAAGCACAAACTATACAGCCAATTGACTTTAAGTCTACAGGAAAACCTGTTACAATGTTTAATAGTGATTTCTGGAAATATAGATATGATTTTCAAGCAGCTGTATATATGTTGGGCTTAGGCAAACATCCTGAGATTAAAGAGCTAGTAGCTAAAGGATATAAGATTCTAAATTTTCTCTACATTGTAGTAGAAACTGATTTACATAATTCTCCAATGGCATTTGAAGTGTCTAAAGATGTAATTAATGTAGGTCTAGAAGGAGGTCAAGTATTTAATCGTGAGTATGAAGGCTTTGAACAAGCTATTCTTCGATATAAGTATGCTCATGAGAATAATGCTTGGGAGTATCCAATAGAATATTATCAATTAAACGGAAAAATGCCTATTACATTATGAGTGAATTAAAATTTACCAAAACTGCAACTTTTTTATTTCCACTGTTGGACATACCTAAAAAACTCTTTGATTGTAATATCAAAGATGTCTTCGGACGTACTAAGATTAGTAATAGATTTATCAATGCTTTTAGCAGAAATAAATGTATTAACAAGTACAATGAAAAAGACAAGGATTATGTATTCATATTAGTGAAAACGTATCAAGATGTAGACTTTGATAGATTTTATACAACTCTCCAAGCATTTCCAAATTATGTAGATGATTATGATAGCAAAGGCTGTTGTATTTTTGTCTTTAAAGTTCCAGAAAAACGCCAAAAAGATTTTGATTTAATTAAAAACGGTAAGTACTCAGAAGTAAGTGCGCAAGCTAAGAAAGCTATTCTAATGAATAACTTCTTCTCTGGTAAACCATTTACCCTTCCGTTGATTTTAAACAAAGCAGAGGCGCTTAAAAACAGTTGGGAAGAAAGGTTAAGTACACCTGGATCTCTAGCAGAACTAAAAGATCAAGAAGTATGGCCAATTATCGAATCGGAAAATGAAGAATTGAATGATTCCATCATGTCTCAGATTACGACAAAAAAAGAATTATCACCATCAGGGGAGTTTTAAGCTCCCCTTTTTTCATCTACAATCTTTTACAAAGAAGGCGGGAAACCGTACAGGGGAGTGACTTCGGTTGCTCCCCTTTTATTTACTATTTAAAATTTTACTATGAGCGTTATAGAAAAAGTAACTAGAAAGACGTTTACTATTAGAGAGTCAGGAAGATCGAGTGATTACATTACCCCATCTTTTGGCTACGGCTGCTTGCTTAAGTGCGGGTACTGCTATATGAAGAGACATAAACCTGAAGGATTATCTGTAGCAAAGAACATAGGAGATATCTTAACAAGCATTAATAACCATGCATACTTTTATGCAGATACTGAAAAGCCTAATCAAACAGATGAGAAGTATATTACTTACGATTTAGCATGCAATGAAGACTTTGCTTTACATTCTAAATATTATCCATGGGAAAAGATTTTTGAATTCTTTAGAGACCATCCTGTTGCTAAAGCTACTTTAGCTACTAAGATTATTCCTATTAATTTCTTAAGTTTTGACCCTAAGTATAAAGTTAGAATCAGATTTAGTTTGATGCCTCAAAAAATATCTAGTATCTTAGAGCCAAATACCTCACAAATTATTGACAGAATTAAAGCAATTGATGCCTTTATTGAGGCAGGATATGATGTTCATGTGAACTATTCTCCTGTTGTAGTATACGATGGCTGGCTAGATGACTACGAAGAATTATTTATGATGATGGATCAATATGTAGAATATAAAGAGTTAGTTAAATCTGAGGTAATATTTTTAACTCATAATGAAAGCAAGCATCTTTATAATTTACAACACAATGTTCCTGGTGAAGATTTGATGTGGACTCCTGAAATACAAGAAGGTAAGATATCTTCTTACGGAGGCAAGAACGTAAGATATCGCTATGATTTAAAGAAACAGTATATTGCTCAATTTAAAGAAATGCATAGCAAACTAATCAATTGGAATACAATACGTTATATTTTTTAATATGGAAAGAACTAAACAATACTGGGTAGATAAGCTAGGAGAAGAGTGGACTATGAGGTTGAGAGATACATTAAAGAGTCCTTATATGGATAAGTTAATGAATTTTGTGGCTATGCAGTATGCTCTACAGCGCGTGCATCCTCATCAGAATAATATCTTTAATACTCTAAAGCAAAACCCAATTGAGAAAATTAGAGTAGTAATCCTGACTAAAGAACCTGGTATTAATGCTAGTAATTTCCGATTACCTTACGATGATAGTTATATTAACTCAATGCATAATATCTCTTATCACAAGATCTACGATTGCATTGCAAGACAATATTGTGACGATAGTTCCATATATTTGCAATGCGATCATGATTTTGAATCTTGGGAAGCACAGGGAGTTATACACTTACACACAAGTTTTACTGTAATGGGAGAAGAGACGGGAAGCCATCTTAGACCTTGGAATAAATTTATTACTGCTGTACTACAATCTTTTGTAGCACATGATCCAGGAATAATTTTCTTTCTATGGGGTGAAGAAGCTAAAGCATTTGCTCCCTTACTTACTAATCAACATGTGTTTACGTGGGAATGCTCAAGTGTAGCGGCACAAGAAAACAGAGATT